TATTAAATGGGAGGCAAGTCTCCCCCTTTCGGATCATGCACACGCAAGCATTAACGCACATGATGGAGTTCAGAAAGATAATGCTGCAACCCTGGAGGACAAACAACCCTAATATTTAAGGCATAGCCAAACAAATTGACGGGCAACTATCCCGTAAGCATTATTTTTTGGCAGTTTGCCAGGGGGTACACCCCGAAAAGTGGGCCGCCGTTTATATGTATATATATATCCCCAACTCAAGGTACCTAGATGGATGATGATTTAAAAGATTTAATTGCAATGGTGTTTTACGACAACGGCACAAAGAGTGTGTTCATAAACATCACTGGCTTTAGAAACAACATGCACGGCAGAGATGTGTCTGAATGGATATTAGAAACATTAAATATTGAGCAACTAGAATTTGGTGATGAAAAACCAACGATGCACTAATGGAAATAACTATTCCTTACAGCCCAAGAGAGCTGCAACAAGAGATACACACAAACTTAGCTAAATACAGATGGGCCGTACTATCTATACATAGACGAGCTGGCAAGTCTGTATTGTGTATAAACGAGCTAATAAAACGTGCTTTAACGAACACCATGTGGAACCCACGGTACGCATACATCGGCCCAACTTATAAACAAACAAAGTCAATTATATTTGACTATTTAAAATACTATGCTGGTGTTATACCTGGAACGAAGTTTAACGAACAAGAACTTAGTTGTTTGTTTCCAACGGGTGCCAAAATTACACTTCTTGGATCTGAAAACCCAGATAGCTTGAGGGGTAATTATTATGATGGAATCATTGTTGATGAGTATGCACAGGTCAATCCAAGATTATTTCCTGAAATAATTCGACCAGCATTATCTGACCGAAAAGGTTTCTGTTACTTTGTGGGAACACCACAAGGTATGAGCAATGATTTCTATGCCAAGTACCAGCACGGACTGAAAGATAAGACCTGGTACACAAAGATTGCTAAAGCATCTGAGACTGGCATAGTCGATCAGGAAGAACTAGATGCAGCCCTAGATTTGATGGGGCAAAAAAAGTACAGACAAGAGTTTGAATGTGATTGGGTTGCTTCAATAGAAGGTGCCATATACGGAGATGTCATAGAAAAAATAGAACAAAAAGGACAAGTAGGCCGTGTACCTTATGATGCTACCTACCCCGTATCAACAGCCTGGGATATAGGAATATCAGATAAAACAACGATTATATTTTTTCAACAAGTTGGAAGATCAATACAAATTATAGATTATTACGAAAGCAGTAATGAAGGACTGCCACACTACATCAGTGTGATTAACAAGAAAGATTACGTTTACAAGGATCATTATGGGCCTCACGACCTAGAACAACGTGAGTTTACAAATGGAAAATCAAGACGTGAGATTGCATACGAACTTGGTTTACGATTTAAGATAGTACCAAAACTTAGCATAGAGGATGGGCTGCACTATACGCAGTTGCTGCTCAATAGATGCTGGATAGACATGGATAGTTGTAAGAAACTGTTAGATGCCTTGAGGAACTATCACCGTAAGTTTAATGACACCTTGCAAACCTTTAATGCAAAGCCCGTACATGACTGGAGTTCACACGCAGCAGATAGCATGAGAACACTAGCTGTTGGCTTGCAAGAATTAAAAACAACAGAGCAAATACCACAACAATTTGCTGACAACAACTACAACCCGTTAGGAATACAATGAGTAGAATATTAAGCCCCAAAATGAATATGCCACCTCCCCCAAAACAAGTTATACCGTTGACACCCATTGGATCGGTAGCAGCAGAAGATCCTGATGCACAAAAGAAAAGACGTGGCAAAAAAGCAACCATACTGACATCAAACAGTGGATTGCAAAACAAAGATGAAGATTCTTATAAACCATCATTACTAGGATAATACTATGGCTAAACCAGGACTTTACGCAAACATACATGCAAAACGAAAAAGAATTGCAGCTGGATCAGGTGAAAAAATGAGAAAAGTAGGATCACCAGGTTCACCAACTGCTGCTAATTTTAAACGAGCTGCAAAGACAGCAAAGAAACCAAAGAAAACTTTATTAGGATAAGGAGAACATTATGCCACCAATGGGCAAAGGAACATACGGATCTACTAAAGGTAGGCCACCAGTAAAAAAGAAAAAGAAAAAAAAGAATAAATAAACATGGCATTAAAAGAACACCAAAGTCCTACTGGTGGGCTAAATGATGCTGGCCGTGCATTTTATAAAGTTAAAGCTCCAGTAAACAAAGGAACTAATCCAAGACGTGTTTCATTTGCAGCACGGTTTGCTGGAATGAAAGGGGCTATGAAAAACTCAGATGGCAGTCCTACAAGAAAAGCATTGGCATTAAAAAAATGGGGTTTTAGTAGTGAAGCTGCTGCACGAAACTTTGCAAACAACAATAAACAAGCATAATTAAGGAGAATACTATGAGTGGAATAATCGGAGGTCGTAAACCAGCACCAGTTAAAATGACACCAACTGAAGTGCAAACGACTAAAACTCAAGACATGGCACAAGATGTTCAGGCTGCTAAGAAAAAGAAAAAGCCAGGACAATCTTCATTGATTGAAACAACATCAATGGGTCTTGGTGGTGACGCACCAACATACAAGCCAACCCTATTAAGCTAATATGAAAAACAAAAACGCAGAAATGCTAGTAAACCGTTTTGCTTCATTAAGAACAAATCGGTCAACATGGGAAAGTCATTGGCAAGAAATAGCTGATTACATGTTGCCTCGTAAAGCTGATATCACTACACAACGAACTCGTGGTGATAAAAGAACTGAGGTTATATTTGATGGTACAGCTATTCATGCATTAGAACTATTGAGTTCTAGTCTGCACGGCATGTTGACTAACTCAGCTACTCCATGGTTTACATTAGCCTACAAGGATCTTGCATTGTCTGAAGATGATGAGGCTAGAGAATGGTTAGACTCAGTCACTGATGATATGTATGTTGCTTTTAATCGTTCAAACTTTCAACAAGAAATCCAAGAGCTATACCAAGATTTAATATCCTTTGGTACGTCAGCTATGTTTGTATCAACAGACGAAAAAAATCTAATACGTTTTAACACTAGACACGTTAAAGAAATATTTATTTCTGAAAATTCAAAAGGTGAAGTGGACACAGTGTTTAGACATTTCACAATGAATGCACGATCAGCATTTGAATTATTTGGTGAGGCAGTCGGCCCAGGCATATTTAACAAATACAAAAAAGATTTAGATGCAGATGTAAACATTTTGCATGTGGTTATGCCACGAGATACTTATGATTCATCGAAAGAAGATGCAGCTAACATGCCATTTAAGTCATGTTATGTAGATCCTGATGATGTTCACATGATTAACGAAGGTGGTTTCAAAGAGTTTCCATACGTTGTGCCACGTTATCTAAAAGCAAGTTATGAAATTTATGGAAGATCCCCATCCATGAATGCACTCCCTGACGTTAAGATGTTAAACAAAATGTCTGAGGTAACAATCAAGGCTGCACAGAAACAAATTGATCCTCCCCTTATGGTTCCTGATGATGGCTTTATGTTACCAGTCAGGACAGTGCCAGGTGGTTTAAACTTCTACCGTTCAGGTTCACGAGATCGTATTGAGCCATTACAGATTGGAGCTAACAATCCTATTACTGTTAACATGATTCAAGACAGACAACTTGCAATACAAAAAACATTTTATGTAGATCAGTTGTTGTTATCTCAAGGTGGTCAAATGACAGCAACAGAAGTATTACAACGTAACGAAGAAAAAATGAGATTACTAGGCCCAGTCTTAGGTCGATTGCAATCAGAACTATTGCAACCACTTATTGAACGAGTGTTCAATATTTTAATGAGAGCTGATGTGTTTAGACCAATGCCTGAAATATTAACTAATCAAACAATAGACATTGAATACGTTAGTCCACTTGCCAAAGCACAAAAATCAGGAGACTTAAATTCTGTAATGCGTGGCATAGAAATCTTTGGATCAATGTCTCAATTTGCACCAGTTTTGGATTACTTAGACTCAGATGGGTTAGTGAAGTATGTCCAAAAAATGTTGGGTTTACCAGCACGGATTATTAAATCTGATGCTGAAGTAGCACAACTAAGACAAGAACGACAAGAACAACAACAACAAGCTATGGAGCAACAACAAGCAGTTGAAGCAGCACAAGCAGCTGGAGCTGCTGCACCGATGCTCAAAGCTGTTGAAGAACAACAATAAGGAGAAACAATATGGCTGATGAGCAACAAAATCAGAACCTAGAACAAGAACAAAATGAAGAAAAATTAAAAGAGTTAGTTAAATCAT